TAGAACTATTTAGTCATGCAACCAGTTCAATAAACTCACTAAGAATCTTTTTGTTCATCTTCTTACCCTTAAGACTCTTACCAAAGGCTCTCTTGATCTCTGCTTTGGTTGCATCTTCTTTAACCTCAAACTCATCTTCAGTTGCAAGTGCAGTTGTAGATAGTCCAAAGTAAGTATCATACGCAGATGTTTTAATTGAAACAGATCTGTTCTTTTTCCAACCCTTCATGATTTTGTTATACTCTTCATCTGTCCATCCATGATAGCGACGAATGAATGATCCAGCATCACGAGAAGCTAGAAGACGAATACCAATAAAGTTTACGGACGGAAATGTATCTTTAAGATTGTCAAGTAAAACTTCAGTGAATCCAAAGGTAGAATCCTTCACACGATATGTCTTACCAAGTTTACGATCACGAAGAAATGTGCCAGACCAGATAGCAGCTCTACCCATGTATGGTTCATCTTCCCAGTGACGTTGAACTTCATGATGATAAGAAGGTGTATAAGATTCTCCATCAGTAAGCACAACACATTGTACTTTCTCAACCTTATTATCTTTCTTGAACTGAGGAATGATTTGATGTAAACAAATCAAAGACTCATCTAATGGTGTACCTGACAGACCCATACCGATGGGAACTTGGAATCTATCTCTATCATCCCAAGAAACATGAGAGTAACCAAATCTAGTCGCCATGCGATAGATGTTTCTCATTTGATGATCTAGAGTTCTAACATTAACCTTAGATGTGAATAGATTCATAAGACTAAATGATTCTTCAATACAAACTATATTGTTCTTTGCTGTATAACGTGACTCCCTCATATTGTGATAGGGATGACAGTTTGTGAAAGCATAAACATCAAATGGAATCTGAACCTTACGACAAAACCAGATTAGATTGTATAACTGTTTGATTGTATCTTTCATGATGTAAGACATTGAACCAGACCAATCAAGAATGAATACTAATCCATGATTCTTACCATCAGGTAGAACTGTAACTTTCTTGAAGATATCTTCACAGTATTGATATGTGTGAAGTTTTGACATATCAAGCATTCCTGTTCTTGCAGTTGCAGCACGAGCATATGCAGATGCTGACTTCTTCATCTCAAACTCTTTGACAAGATAGTTGACTTCTTTTCTTGCAGATACTCTGAACTCATCAAACTCTTTATCAGCATTGAAAAAATCTGATGCTGTATTTTCACGCCACTCAAAATCAATATTCTTATGAATGAACCAGTTAGGAATAATAACTTGGTCAAGATTCAAGTCATTTGGTTTCTCAACATAAAGTGTCTCACGACCAGCTTCATTTACCAAATCCTTGAGAGACTCTTCAAGATTCTCAGCAGTTTCAACCTGTGGTTCATCACCAAGAGAGATACCACCCTTTGAGTATGCTTGATCATCATAATCTAAACCATCATCTTCATCATCCCACTCATCTTCTTTTTCAACATCTGACTTTTGAGAATCACCTTCACCACCTTGAGTTGTAGTCTGATACTCTTGATCATTGTCACCATCACCATCCTTCATCTCAACCTTTGCCTTCATCTCTTCAATCTTTTCCTGTTCCTTTTTCTTTTCTTCTAATTCTTCTTTTGCATACTCCCAGATAACTTTTGAATACTCAAGAACATCATCAAATGTTTCTGCTGACTTGATCATACTTACAAAAGTCTTTTCTTCTTCGTTGAAATCAATATCAATAAAGTTACCAATCTTGAAATATAAATTTATTCTATCAGCAATACCCATATCATTCACATCAATATCACTTAACTTGAAGAAGTCCATTCCTTGTAGTTCTTTGTATCCAGTGAAGAATGTCTTTGGAAGTCCAGCATACTTTCTCTTCATCAACTTCTCGATACGAGCGTCTTCAACGACATTTACAAATGATGGTGGTATTTCTGGATATCTCTCTAACCAATCCTCACATGGAGTGAATAATGCATGACCCACCTCATGTGCAACTAACATATCATAAACTTCACTGGATGCCTTCTCCCATAGTGGAAGAACTAAAACTCTTGACTCGACATTGAAACTTGCAGTTTCAACCTGTTTGTGTTCTACAATCAAATCTTCTGTAGCGAGTAACTTTGCAAGTTGTGATTTAATTTCTTGTTGGATGGACATCTAAACCTCTCGTATATGTCCTTATTATAATTCCTCAGCTCAAAATAGAAACAGTGATTGTGCCACTAATTTAATCGTCTACACCTGTTGCATAGTCTAATGCTCTCTTTGCAGTTCGCATCAAACGTACTCTTCGCATATCATGAGTATTAGGTAACGTCAAAGAGAATCCTAGTAGTTCTCCATCTGGATCATCTGGAAATCCTACTGGTTGAATGAAGAATATGCCTGCGTGTGCAACACACTTCCAACCAATATCAACAAAACCTAAATCTCTTAACGCACATTCTAACTTAAGTGAGTGACATGCCTCCTCTAGTATCATGCGGATTACCGTACTTTAATTTTATTTATGTCATACGACTAAATCCTTTGACCTTTTCAAATTGTATCAGGTCTTCAAATCTGTCATGTAGAGATTGTTTGTGAGATATTACAAATACGTTTGCGTCCTTGATTACATATTTTACAATCTTTAAAAATTCTTCTGTTCCAAATCCATCAAGCGAACTATCAAATACTTCATCCATAATCAATAAATTTGTATTGACTGAGTTTTTAAATCTAGCAACCTCTCTCCAAGTGAAGAGAAGTGCTAGATCGATTCTCATTTTTTCACCTTCGCTAAAAGATGAATAAGAGAAATCCTCATGAATCGGAGATTGAATAGTTTCATTGAACTCTTCATCAAGTTTGAAATTAATATAGAAGTCCATCATCCTGAGATACTTATTAACCTGTTGATTGATAAGTGGTAGATACTTTTTGATGATTTTGGACTTTACGCCACCATCCTTGAGAAGTGAGTAGGCAAAGTCATGATGTAGTATTTCTTGTTTCTTCTCTCCTAAAGATTCATAAGTTTCTTTTAGTTTTTGGTCAAATTCAGTTAGTTTCTCATGTTCAGAATTTCGGTTTTCAAGTTGATTGGTAATAGTTTGAATTTCTGATTCAAGTTCTCTGATCTGTTTTTGATAACCAGAGATCTTAACGTTGTTTTGAGAAATTTCATTCGTGAGTTTAGTTATTCCTTTAGTGAGTTGGATAAATTGACGTTCCCTTTCTTCTTCTTTTTCTATTGCTTTTTCTAGTTCTTGATAACCAGATTGGAGTTCTTTTGCTTTTTGTTGGGCTTCGTCAAGCTTATTTAGCCTCAACTCCTCACCAATATTCTGTGTGCAAGTAGGACATACCGTATTTTTACTAAAAAATTTATGCTCTTTCTTTACAGTTGATGCCTTGTTTGATATTTTTCCTTTAAGATTACCTAACTCTTTAAGTTTCTTATCAGCACCTATAAATTTTTCTTGGTCTTTAATGTGTTCTTGAATGTCATCCTCTTTCCACTCATTTGACGCTATACATTCTTCTGTATCTACAATCAAAGAATTAATTTTTTCTTTTTTGGAATCTATTCTTTCTTTGCCTCTCTTTTCAACTTCTTCCATAAAGTTCTGTTGCATCTCTAATTTTTCTTTGAGAGATGTTTTCTTTAACTCTAGAGTTCTAACTGCATCTTTCTTATCTCTTATCTTATCTCTAATTATGGCATTCATCGCCGAGAATATCTTGATATCCAGTAAGTCCTCAATCACCTCTCTTCGATTTGATCCAGACAGTTGCATGAATGGAACAAATGTACTACTACCCAGTATAACGATTTGTGTGAATGACTTATAGTTCATCTTCACAACATTTTGTTCTAACCATTTCTGTTGATCATTCGCAGCCGAAGATTGATTCATCATCTGTCCGTTACGATGAATCTCAAATATATTTGGTTTGATACCTCTACGAATAAACCAATCTGTTGACCCGATTGTAAAGTCAAGTTCAACTACACAGTCTTTTTCATTTGTGGCATTTACAAGTTGAGATTTATTAATCTTACGAAATGGTTTATTAAACAGAACAAAAGTAAGTGCGTCTAACATGGTAGACTTACCAGCACCATTTGTCCCAATAATAACTGTATTTGATTTTTTATTCAGATCAATCTCAGTCCACTGATTACCAGTAGACAGCAAATTACGCCATTTTATCTTTTTGAAACAAATCATTCTTTGGGGGAACCACGATATCGTCTGGTCTAATTATATTATACATGTAATCGTGCATTTCGCAAGCCCTCATTGCCACGAAATCATCTATCTCTATCACACTCATCTCTGGATAATCATCTTCAACTGATATTAAGTCAGCATATCTATCTGCATCATCCTCCTCTTCAAACATCAAAAGAACTTTATCTCCATCATCATTCTCGATGGAGAAAGCACCGTCTTCTTCAAATCCTTTAACCGCTAAGATAAACATTACTCAACCTCACAGGCCTCCCGATAAACGTCTTGAAGTATTTCTGTAATCACAGATTTATCTAAGTCAACTTCAGACTCTTGTATATATCTATTTAATAAAGAAATTGTATCTTCAGATTCATCTGCTTCAAACTCTTCACCCTCTGTAAAATCAAAGTTCTCAACAATCTTTAACTCTGCCAGATTTGAAGAATATAATTTATCAATATACTTTTCAAATTTTTTAGGATCAGACTTCTTACGAACAATTACCTTAAGTATTTTTTGATCATACTTAGTAATGTCAAGCATTTGATGTGGTGTATCTTCATAGTATAGATTATGAAAAAGTTGATAAGGATTGTTAACTGGCGTATGAACTAAAGTATCTGTATCAAACAAATGAAATCCTCGATCTCGATCATTGACATCATTCCAATACATTTCATATGGATTACCTAAGTAAAATATATTTTCTTTATTTGATCTCATATGATAATGCCCAGAATAAACTCTTTCAAACTTATCAAAAATATTTGAATCCATTCCATGTTCCATAAAATGACCACGAGTTGCCATAAATCCATTTAACTCTAGATGTCCCATCACACATGGAGAATCACTTTCTTCTATAGTCTGTAGAGTTTTTTCTTCATTTTCAGAATTAATCCAAGGCACAAATAAAAATTTTGTTTTATCTATCTTTACTTCTTCCGCTTCTGGATATATTTTAACATTATCATACTCTCTTAGAAAAAGACCAACGCCTGTCAAATCATTTGTATTCTTATAGTATGCTGTATGATTACCTATGATTGTATGAACAGTAATTCCTAATTCTGCTAACCTGTCATAATAATGATTCTTTGCCCATTCTAATGATACAAAATCCACACCTTTACGACTATCAAATGTATCACCCATATCAACAATAGTCGTAATACCTTCTTTAATTAAAGTCGGAAAGAATATATCTTCATAAAATTTTAAAAAGTAATCATGAAAAAGTTTTGAATTTTTTCTCGCACCAAAATGTTGGTCTGTAATAATGGCAATCTTCACTGATAATTCATCCTTGTTTGCACTGAATCTTTAATTTGATTATAATCAGAACTAGTGCCTGTCATATCACCATCAACAGTAAATACTTCTTCATAACCAGATCTTTCAATAATTTTAGTTTTAATTTCTAATTGTTTCTTTTCTTTTTGTATTCTTCTAAGAAATGCATAATGTATAATTTGTGTAAAATAAGCAAATGGATTCTTAGATTTTTCTGGATTAAAGTTGTTAATATATTGAACACAGTTTTCAATACCATCACAAACCATATCATCCTTAAACATATAATTTACAAAGTTAGGTTTAAATGATAAGTGAGTTGCAATTTTAAGAAAACACTCTCCGAGATAATTTGTGATACGAGGTTTTGCTTCACCTTTCTCTGCAGCCAAGGCAACTTTCTCCTTGTACTCAACAATAGCGGCGAGGAACTCTTTATTATTTACATAATGTTCCGATCTTTTTCTTGCCATGAAGTGTTTTGATAGTGTTCATTCATAACATTATTATACACTATTTTACAACGCTTGACAAGACCTTAAAATATGTGTACAATAACTTTGTAGAAGTTTGGGGGATAAGCTTTAGCTATTAGCTAGCTATTCTTAAAGATATTCTCCAGAGACTTTCTTGCATCTTTTACATTAGATATGTAACCCATTTCCTTTGTCATCTTTGATTTAGGTTCCTCTACAGTCTCTTTGTTGTCATAATATGCTTTTACAAATTTATTGTAAGCAGTGATAATATCTTTATCTGAAATCTCACATGTGGTGACAACATTGCTCATCTCTACTATATATGTTCTTTCTCGACCTGTTTTAATCCAAGGTTCAATTTTTATGATACTAACTCCAGGCTTTCGAGTAAAAGATGTATTTGCAATCAAAGCTGGACAATCTAAAGATATGACATCGACCTCTGGTGCAACTTCAATTTTTGCAACAACTTCTTCACCTGTATTTAATTTTACAACTGCTAAAAATTTATCTGACATTTTTTTAAAGGTATCGTAAGCATTTCGTAATTAAAATTTTCTTCGTTATAAATTTTAACTCTCTCCATCATATGATTTAAAGTATAGTTTTTAGAAGATCCGTATGTAATATCATCAGCAATATCAAAAAGAGTTGCCTTAATCTTGTTGTCACCCTTTCTTAAAACTCGACCTATACTTTGTAAGTTTCGTATTTTTGATTTATTTGGCGATGCGAATATGACGTTGTGAAGATTTTTAATGTTAATTCCTGTTGAGAAGGTGCCGTAAGAGGCAATGATGATTGCATTTTCTTCTTTCTCTGTGATTGTGCGAACTTGTTCTCGATCTTCAGTATCAACGCCTCCGTGAACAAAGAAACATTTTCTGTTTTCTTCCTTACTACTATTTATGAGATCATACAGAGGAAGACCATGTGTTTCAACTCTTGTATATAAAATAAGAGTATTGCCTTTTTGATCAAGAGTGAGATTCTTAATAAAATTATTTCTCTGTGTATGTGTGATTAAATATTGTATTTCATCTTCATAAGTCTCAAACTTTCTTGCTGGGTGTTTAAGAGTTAGAACTTTGATGTTTAGTTTTGATAGATATCCTTTCTTCATTAATTCATCTGTGCGAATGATTTTATATGTAGGGCCAAACAATCCTTCTAATACCCATTTATGTGTTTGTGTGCCATCGAGAGTTCCTGTAAAACCATATCGATATTTACAATCAAGCATCTTAGTCATGATACTTACTAGAGATTTTGATTTAAATAGATGTGCCTCATCACCAATTACAACATCAAAGTTATTAAAATATTTTCGATCTAACTTGTAAATTGATTGCCATGTAGTAATCGTAACACTATCATCACTAATTTTATTTCTTCCAGCATAGACACGATGACAATATTTTTCAACATCCCACCCATAATCCTCAAAATCTTTATACATCTGTTCCACAAGAGATGTAGTTGGAACTACAATTAATATTTTACGACTGTGTTCAACATGATATCTTGTAATGGCATATATCATTAATGACTTTCCAGATGCAGTTGGCGATAATAATAATTTACGATTATGTCTGAGTGCATCATGAATACCCATGATCTGATAAGGTCTCGGTTTATGTTTTGATATACTTTTTACATAGTCAGTCACACCCTCTGGTGATATCATCTCATTCTCTTCTAACGGTAGCCCATAAAATTTACTTCCTTCAAACTCATAAGTATATCCTTTACGATTACAAAATGATATGACTCGATCTACAAGACCAGTATAAATCTCATTCTTTCTCATATCATATAACCTTATCTTCCCATCCCAATACTTATTACGATATTGAGGCATAAATTTGGCGCCAGGAACTTCAAATGTAAAATGATCTGAGAGTTCATGATACACATGTTGTTCTGAATCTATCGTAATGAAGACTTCGTTTTTCTTTTTGATAATCAGGTGGGTCATGTAAATCCAGCTTGGAATTTATGCCATTCAATTGAATTTTTAATCTGATATGTGCGATTTGATATCTGTTTAAGAATACTCTCTGTATAATTTATCATTACATCATAGTATTCAACTTTTAAGTTAGCATCTGATACTCGATCATCAGCATCCATATATCTAATTAGTGCGTCTTTATCTCTAACTTTCTTTGGAAATGGTTCTCTTTCGTACACCTCTGGATCTGCCTTTCCAGAGTAGTATTCATATCTTTCATGACGAACACTCTTCTGTATCTTCTGAGCTTTAGTTCGTAATAAAATTAAATTATTTAATATTTCATGATATTTGGAATGCAGTTGAGGAACTTTTATTGATTCTTCATGCATGTTATCAATATCAATCTTACAGTCCTCTTGCCACATGGACTGAATCTTATCAAGATTTATCATGTAAAATTATTTTTGTGGGAAGTTGTCTATTCTAGCTCCAGTTGGATCAGTTATATTAAATATGGTATATTTAAATGTTACTTCTGCTGTGAAGTAATTATAATCACGAGTTGTGACATCAAAGTCTAAAGTTGAAAGTGATATTGGAAATGCGTCTTGAAAGTTTATCAGAACACTAGGTCTGTAATTACTATTTAAAATTTGTAATGTAGCATCTGAAAATTCAAAATAACGAGGATCTCCATCATCACCAACTATACGATCAGTTCTGAAGTCATCTTTTTTTAACTGTTTGAATTGTCCAGCGTTTTCTGGATATCCAAGACCAGTCATCCATTTGTAGATTGAAAGATAGTTTTCCATCTTCTCATCCACTAGAAAACGAACACTTAAATCATCATACAAAACTTTATCTCCAGGCACGGCAATATCCTTCAAATAAGTTGGTTGTATTGCAGTTCCCATGCTTATTTGAGGTATGTTCGCAGATTGGCAAAGAAAATCAACCTTTGGTGTCTTAGTCAAGATCAACTTAAAACCAAGAGGGGACATGTAGTTCCTATTGGCTATTTGTTTTTCAAAGGGTGATACTGAATCAGTCATTTACTTTTTTGCAATTTTTTGATTCTTTTAACATAAAGAATCTCAGCGTGTGAGTATAAAATTGGATTTTTCTTTGATCTTTTGATAATAAGTTTTGCAGC